GAGTAAAGTTTTAATTTATTTTTAATTTCCTGCTTATTAAAATCAGAAATGAATGTGCCGTTTTTTGGTTTAATACTTATGTAAACTTTACCAAACTCTGGTGGATCTAATTCTTCTCCACCAATAACTGATGCAGATTCAGTTTGTGGGAAAATTTTAGATTTAATTATAGACTCATAATCACTCGCAGTAACCGCTCTGTACTGTGAAGAATAGAGGCGTGGAGCATAGTTCTTTATGGAATCTACACTCTCTATCGCAGACCCATTTTGAGCGGCATTCACGGTCGTTACAGAACCAGTTGTAGCAATAAGTGGATTATTATTTTCATCTAAAAATGCTCCAGCAAAAGCAAAGTTAGATGCACCATTACCATCTACACCATTAGTAACAATGTAAGTTACTGTTATGACATCTCCATCTGATAGTTTTTTGCCAAAAATACCATCCCCGAAGAGAATTTCATACTTTTCATCTTGAATTTCTTGTATTAAGAAGATCTCTGAAGAACTATCGACATCAAAAATGTTATCAGCCAAACTGAAAGGACTTCCAAGTCCAGTATCATTTGTGGACTTGACATAAAGTTTAATTGTTGAAGTATCAATAAATGAATTGTTTAGTATAAACTTTTGATTTATTGAACCATCATATGTAAACTGCTTTTTAAGGAACGTTCCCTCTCTAATTTCTAAGTCTGTAAAGGTAGCCACACCATTTATTACAGATGCACTAATATCTTCTGGTACTGAGAAAACGTAAGAAGTGTCTGAGACTGTCCCAGTACACACCAGACCCGCCTGTAAGGTCATTGTTTTGGTATCACTGTCCGTTTCAGCAGTGAATGCCACAGACGCAGTAGGGGCGGTTCTAGAGCGTGGTACGTATCCAATGTTTCTTGCTAACGAAACCACATTTTCTCTTAAAGTAGCAGACTCTAAGAAGGATTCGTTAACAACTAAGTTGGAGTTGAAAGCACTAATATATGTGTTATACGCTAAAGTGTCGATTAAGACCGAAAAGTTTGATCCTTCAAAATCAAAATCAGTGAAAGTTGAGTTTGATCGAAGATAATCTTTAATCGATGCTTTTATTTGATCGAAATCTAGGTTAGTATATTTTGTGAAAGGCATTTTTTATCCCGTTGCCTCTAAGATGAATGAAAACTCTTGTGTTGGAGCTTCTTGCCCAACGATATTGAATGATACAGTAGCTTCAAATTCATTTACATCTGGTCGTGGAAAGACATCTACCTCAACATTTTCAACTCTAGGTTCAAAATTTTGAATTACATTCTTAATTTGATCACGAATTACAGATGCTGTACCTATATCAACAAATTCAAACAAACTAGAGCGCACGTCCGATCCCAATTCAGGTGAAAAAAACCTTTCATTGGGTGTAGTTTCGACTAAATTTCGAATTGAACGTATAATTGCACTCTCATTTTTGAGAATGGTGATGTCTTTTGTTACTGGATGGGCATCAAAGGATAAACTGATATCTTTAAATGACCTGGATACCTCTTTACTGCCATTTTTGGTCAAATGTAAATGAAGATTGTTCAATTATTTATGAGCTTATCTTCTATTTTATTCATTTACACTTCTTGTATGTAAAAACCACGTCTCACATCACTCAAATGACCATCTGCAGAGTAAAAACGAAGGTCAGATTCATGATTTGGGGAAAATTTCATTCCATTTTCTAAATTTAAAGCATCTTCATCCCATATTGGATACACTTTTGATCCCATGGGAAGGTTCCATACTTGATCATTACCAGTTCTTAAGTGAATTTCAAAGGGATTACCACCTTTTGACTCAATATTTAAATATTCTACGTCAATTTCATGAATAAAATTTGGTAATTCAAAGTTTGGTATCTCTACTTTTTTCCAAACTTCAAATCTGGTTAAATTATCTTCAGTTTCATGAGTGCCTACCATAGCACTAAATGGTATCCAACACCCATTTTCGCGCTTATAATCAATACTATAATGATCACCCTCTAGATACTCACACCAAAAGTATCCAGGGGAGACATATTTGTGGAGAATCATATCCTCACTATGCAATTCAGGATCAAGGTATTCTTTTTTAGCACCTATACCTTGTCCAAATAAATTGTAAATCGGTCTTATAATATAGTATCCTTTCTTTTTAATTGGTACGCAGGCAGGTCCACATTCATAATTAAAGCGCATAGCAACTTCAAGCTTATTGAATACCCATCGGTATTCTGGATATGCTTCCCATGCTTGTGTGTCATCATCAATCATTGACTTTCTTAAATCTCACTCCAATTAATTTATCACCAATAAATTCACAGTTTATCCAACCGTATCGATACAATCCAATGGTGGTTAATATTTTAGGATATGGTATTTTATGGTCCACTTCCTCATTTTCATTAATTAAACACAATCTTTGATGTTTTACATGATAATCAACAGAATGTTCCTGCATCCATTGAGGATAACATCCAGTTCTATCTTCATGATATTCATAAAAAACAGAATAATGAGTACCTTCAAAAACTTCACACCAAAATTCACCAGGATGTAGGTGTTCTGTACTATTTTCAATGTGTTCAATTCTTCCTTTAACACCTAGTAAATTCATACAAGGTTGGATATTATAAAAACCAGGTTTAGGAACTTCCAATCCCGCAGGACCACAAGTATAACCTAAACGCTGGCTTAAAAACAGTTTGTTGTATATCCACAAATGCTGCGGAAGGATGCGGTTCCACTCTTCCGCAACAGTTTGGGCGTACACTACTTACCTTGACCCCTCAGGCGCTTACGAGCACCATTACGAGACGACGCGGCGTACTTCGTATGTTGCCCTCTTCCTTGACGAGTTTTTTTCGGGGTCGATTCAATTTTATTCCCACCCGAGAGACTTTTGCGTGTTGCCATTAGTTTTCACTCCTAATAATTTTAGTTTCTAATTCCTCAGATAAAGGAGACCCAGTGTTATAAAATTCTTCAGCCAGGTCTTGCATAGCATCAAAATACTCATCTTCCGTAAGGTTCTCATGGACGAGTTTGCCCTTACGGTAGATATTGTATGTTTCTGTTACCATCTCAAATAACTCTTGTCTTCTCGTGCCCAACGCGAATGCGAGGATCACACCAGATATCAAAGCCTGCTTCCTTTGCATCCAAACAGAATGATACATCTTCTCCGCACATATCTTGAACCTCACCAGATTCAAAGACTTGCATCTTAGGAGCAAACCAAGGATATGGCATACCTTCGTCTTCGAAGACACCATGCTTGATCAACAACCATCCAAAACCAGTGTAGTCCACAGTAAATGGTTTGCGACGCTTGGAAATACTCTCAACGGTTTCATGATTCATCACTCCACCATTATTACGGAAGTCATCCTCTTCTAACCAGTGAGCAACAGAGGTCGTTACACCATCTTCAGTCGCATACCAACCACCAGCAATATCTTTGTCCATCAAAACCAGCTGCCAGAACTTTTCAGAATTGAAAACAATATCTGAGTCAATCCACAGTTGATAATCATATTTCAGTCTACCATCCCAGGGAACTTGATTGGGTCCACGCAAGACGTTAGCACCAAGACACTTACAACGTGCAAAGTTTACCATCGAAGAATAATCTTGCGAAATTTGGATGCTGGCGCCAGCCTGTACCAAATCAAAGCAAAGTTGTACGAAGTTCTTTAGATATGTGTAAGAAACTCCCCTACCTGGCAAGCAGAATACAACGGACTTCCCCCGCACCATCTCTTTGGCTTTATCATAATCCCATTCTTGTTTCTTGGGGGTCATTGCCTGAGCAGAAGCAATTGGTGATTTTGCCTTTACTGTAAATCCTTTAGTCATAGTTGAAATCGTTTACGTCACTATCATACGACACTATCTATAAGATGTCAAGAAACCTCTTTCTGCTCTGTGAGTATTACATCACCACCATCGATTTCTAACCGCAACTTCGTACCTTCGTACCATGCAAGATCATTGACAACCCATTCAGGCAACTGTAGAGTATACTCATCAGTTACAGGATCGACCTCTACGGTTAAAATATCTCCGGAATTTTTTTGCATCTTTTAAGAATCTGCATCTTGTTTTTATATAGCAAATATAAAATTCTAAATGAACCTTTTGATACATTTTTTGGGGCGAAAAAAATTTTGTACCCCCTGTGTAAATCAAAGGCGTTTTATATTTACCTCGCGATCTGGGTCGTTTATAGCTTATAGGGACCCATCGCTTTTTAACATCAGGGGGCGCAAAACCCCCCGACTGTGTAACACGAACGAATCAGAGTTCGCTGAGCATCTCATCCATTTCGGCGGTGTCGATCCGTCCATCCATCCAACGGACACCATCGGGGGTCATCTGTCCGAAGCGGTACTCCAGAGCGGGGATGAGGTTGTCAAAGCGGATCGCCTGACCGAAGCGGCGTGCCTGCTCAACGTATGCCATGGCGACGCGGTACATCGGTTCTTCGTTCTGGATCCAGAGGGAAGCGTTCCAGGTTTCGTAGTTTGCCCATCCGTTCATGCTGTTCTCCTTTGGTTTGTTTGGTATGTGAGAATTCTAAGGGGTCAGGCGGCGACGAACCGCTCAGCGTAGACACCTTCCAACCCGTACGCTTCCGCCTCTCGGGTCTCATCATCCGTGATACCCTCCAAGGTTTGGCGGCAGTGGATCAATTCGTGAATCAGGGTGAGGATGTAATCCTGTCGGGGCAGATCACGCTCCACCTCCACCAGGAATTCCGATCCGTCCTGCTGCTGCCAACCGACGACGCCTTCAGAGGTCAGGCGCTTATGGTGAACGGTGACGGTGGCAGCGCCCAGCAGGGGCTCCTGATCCAGCATAAAGCGGTAGATTTGCTGTGCCAGGCGGGGGCGCTGCTTTTGACCAGAGGTTAGGAGCATCGGGTTTCCGTTTGGTTCTCCCGGATTATAAGCGCGGGAGTTGGCGCTTTGCTGTCGCTATTGTGCCAGGTCGTCAGGCGGCACATGCTGGTCTGAACTTAGTGTTGTTGAAGTTAGCAACACTGAAGAGGCGACGATTGATCAACTTAAATGTTCCCAACCGCGTGCCCATCACATAACCCTCAGCATCGATTCTATCCTGTCCGATGTATGCTTCAGGTCCGTTCAGTTGACGACACTGTGAGAGCAATTCTTCCTTCAAATAAATCACCAAACCGTAGAGGTGCATTAGTGACTCTTTACCTAAGAAGTCTTCGTTTGTGAGTGGATAACCCTCACGCAGGGAACGGTTCACATTCTTTTTAATCTGTGCTGCTTCCTTATCAGAAACAAACTCCACAGTAGGGATCAGCTCTTGGATCATATCTACCACGGGAGGCAACTCAAACTGTTCATCCAGTTGACCAACATAACCCGAAAATGTTCCTGCGTCAGGTTGTACAAAACGGCAGGCAGAATTGCTCTTTAAGTAATAATCAAGAGGCGTTGCGATAGCATCACGCAGGTCAGAGATTGCAACGTATTGAGTGTGCGGAGCAACAATGATTTCCTCTTGAATTACTTCATCAAAGCGGTACGTGATTGTGTTGGGAGTATATTCCTGAGATCCACCGAAACCGATAAAATCCCCCTGGAAAATGCTGTCTGTATGAGGCAACCAATCAAGACAATTGTGCAGAATGTTTGCAACTTCGCCCACGTGGTTTTGATCGATTTCTTCATGAGAATGATTGATTTTGATTTTTACTTTATTGAAGACACTTTTGGTCCCAACGAAGAACTTACCGTTCGCAGGGTTTGTACCCCAAACGATCGCGGGGGCACCGTCGATCTTAACGCTCAGGTGTGGGGTCTGATGGATTGCTTTGAGAAAACGCAGATCACCAGTGAGGATGGTGTCCTCAGGGTGTTCGATGTGGAGGTTTTGTTTTTTCATATCCGGATTGTAAGCGGAAAAAAACCCGCCTGTTAGGGCGGGTGTGACAGTTGATCAGGCGAACACGTAACCACTCACGAATTCCTCAGTCTTCCAGCAGGACTGAGCGCCAAGGTTACCAACCCAACGGCGAACATACCAGGTCCAGTCCTTTTGGAAGACGCCCTCGCCAGCATAGCAGAATGCATCACACAGAGCGTTTAGACGGCTCTTGGTAGTGTTGGACTGCCAGCCCCCATCAAAAATCTCTAGGGAGTCTTCCGTCACGGTGGCAATGTGGTTCCCATGGAGGTAAACCATGGAGTTTCCCGATTCGGCGTCAAAGGTCACAGAGGTGTTACCACTGCTCCAGTTGCGGTTGCCTTGGATGGCAGCGATCATCTGGGATTCGATCTTACGCATGGGGTCGTTTGTTTGACTTGAGAGAACAATAGGACATCAGGAGCGCAGTGCCAAAAAATTGTGCCACTACGCCGACTGTCACTCCCCGAAGAAAGCAAAGTGGGCATCAACCACGAAATCAATCACGTCATCCGTGGCGGACACGTCAAATTGTTCGCAGAACCAGTCAACCGCCAGGTCAGCGGGAACCATGGTGTCGAATAGGAAATCCTGCAGGTCCTGCAGGGTCTGGGGATTGGAGAGAATCGTTTTTGTTTTGTTCATATCCGTATGATTGCAGCCCAGGGTTAAGACACGGTTAACGGATGGACGGTTAGTGAATTGGTCGGGCAGCCGACTCAGTTTGTATCACTTTCCTCCAAAAGTTCGGGGTAATACTCTTTAACTTCTTCCATCAATTCTTCATCGGTATACTTATCATAACTCTCCATCATGTAACTATCAAGAACTGACCACATAGTTTTGAAGTCCATTCCCTCAATCATGTTGTCGATGAGTTGTTGTTGAAGTTCCTGACGGTTCATGTTCATTTAAGGATGATACGGTAGTCAATAGAATAGATGCAATGTGCTGCATCGTTTGTGATTTCTTCAATCAAATCATCTTCATCATCTGCCTCCCAAATTTCACCAATGTAATTCTCTGCAAGTTCCTCACTTGTAGGGCACTCAAGTGAAGGATCATAGATGTTGCAGTCAACATCAAAATCGACAGAAAGGATTTGGAATTGCATTAGTTTGTGGGAAAGTTTTTGCAGACGGCATCACATAGGACGCGAATTAACTCATTATTTCCTTCTGTTCCAAATGGACAAAAATCCTCAACAATCGCATCAATGTCCTCCATTAGTTGTTCCCGTGCCATCAACATTTCCAAATTGGGGTTTTTGTCTGCCATTGGGTTTGTGTGATCGAAGGTGGAAACGAAAGACATCAGTAATCAGTGTTGCCGTTGATGTACTCTTGGACATCAAACTTTTCTTCTTCGATGTCAAAAATCTCTCCAGGCATGTCATTAATTTCTGCCCAAACATCGGTGTCGAAAGTGTCGAAATCCATTTGGTTTTTTTGATTACTTCGTAACAATAACCCCTCACGGACGGATCCGCAAGGGGTAGTGGACGGTTCACGAACTGGCACAAGCAGTACTGCGAATGCATTCGATTTGGAATATTGATATCTTAC